GCCACGTGTCAAACGCAAACCATTTTTATACACCTTAGTTGTACCCGCTTCAAATATAAATGCGGTTGTAAATACTAAATTAACAGAATCCCTTGCACCAATTATATTGTAATCATAATCAATTTGTAAACTTGATGCACCTCCTGCGCCAATCAGCGCACTTACCTGCGCCCATGTTATTTTTTTAAGTTGCCCTGTTGTTGCATCCCCGATTAATGTTAAATCATTAACTGAAGGTGCAACATTTGTGGCTAATTGATTTATCTTTTTTGATTCCATGTTAATTTGTTGGAATTACACACCTGTTGTTAATGTTTGGAATTGTTAAAGATATTGTTACTTTAACACCTGCTAAATAATCAGGATCAGTTTCAACCAAAAAATCTAATGGTATAATTTCAGAAACATCATAAATGTTTTGATTATTTCGCAACTGCGCAACAATATCCTGTGCAATCAATAGCATATCAGACATTACCTCTAAGCCTTCAGTTTCCTGCAATTGCCTATCCAAAAAATATAAACTAAAAGTTAATTCAGTTTGTTTTGCCAAAATGCGGGATGCTTCTATATCAAAAAAAAGCGCAGGATATTTTACATCCTGTTTTGAAAGCCTGTCATAAATAGCACCGAAGAACACGTATTCAATTTGTGCGTGTTGGTTTGCGTAATCCTTGATGCTTTTTACTATCTGATTTATTGTTAGCGACATTTTTTTGTAAGTATATTTTTAATTTTTCCTGATTTTTTAAATTCGCTTTTTTACTCATAACAGCATGGGGGTTTGTTACCTTGATATAAATCTTTGAAAGTTTTTTCACCTTTGCAACATGAACTGCTGCCTAAATAAATGCTGCTTCTATATGCATCATTTTCAGGTTTTATTGAATCATAACGATTACCATAATTTAAATATAAAGGATATTGATTTTGATTTTCTTTAAGATATTTAATTAATCTTTGTTTGTAGTATTCCGCCCTTGATCTAAATCTATTAGCAATGTCGATCATATCCTGCATTGAAGGCGATTCAAAATTTTCTCCTGTCTTTTTCAACAGACCTTTATTGTAGTATTGATATGATAACCCCTGTGGCAATTCACTTAAAACATAGTTTACTAATGTATCTACAATGTAATTATCTATTAAAGTAATTTCAAGTTGCGTTAAATTGTTGTTGTTTATTCCATCCTGCAATCTTTCATACAACGCAGTTCCCAACGCAGGATGAATATAAATATCCTGCGCAGTTTTAATTTCAGGATTTATTAATTTTTCATCAACATTATTGTGAAGACCTGTCCGATCTTTTATTGTTTCTGCTGAAATGAAAAGTATGTTTAAACTCATTTTATTTTCTTTTTACAATGTTCGAAACCCATTTATGCCGACATGAAGGAGAATGATCACCATTTGGCATAGTCCACCAACCGCCCCTACGATCCCAAACGCTATACCCCAAACGTGCTGACATTTGCTCTATATCACTACGTGTATAAAACTTTTTTGCACCCAATAAGTATTTACAGAATGGGCGTGAAGTTTCTTCATCATCTTTGCCATATCCTGAAATCCATTCATACGAATACCTGATTTCAAACTGCGATGTTTTTGGTCTAAGGTCTTCAATGATTTTACTCAATGGCTTTGTTAATGTTCTTTCAATTATAATATCTTTTTCTAAACCTTTTCCCTGTGTAGTTTCATCAGTTTTTATCAAACCTTTTTCAACCAACCCCTTCAATATACTACCCACCATTTCCAAATCATAATTCAATGTTTTGGCAATTACTTCAGGCGTAATCCTTTTATCCTTACTTATAAGATCAAGAACATTCGCCTGTGCTTTTGTAACATCAGCAAATTCAACACTTAATAAATCATCATCATTCAAAGAAAACATATTGCGTTTATGCAACACTTCAAATTGATCTTTATCATCACCAAATTCATAAAATACTTTGAAATCCTGTTCACTTAATTGTGCAGGTTGAGCTTCAGGCTGCGAAGGTTCTATTTGCTCACCTCCCTCTTTTGGTGGTAATGCAATCAATGCACGTAATTCATTTGGCGTTAATTGTTCAAGAACTTTATTTGCAACCAATGGCGATAATGAATTAATTGCATCAATAACATCCTGACTTGTTGATTGTGCTTTTACTTCAATTGCAGGTAAACCAATCTTATCACGCATTTCATCCTTACTCATTATCTGCGCCAAAGTTGATTCACCAAATTCAATGTTTACAGGTTCAGTTGGTATAATCTTCAGTTCTTCAGAAACTCCTGAATACTCCGCCAACATATTGAAAATTGATTCAATAAATTGTTGCTTACCATTCACGTAAGTATTCTTAAAAATTTCATACCCATCACGCATTTCTGTACGTGTTCCCAATTTACCCGCAACTGCAATACCAAAAATTGAAGGTGTTGTGATCTGATGCCCACTAAAAATGTTTGTCTGTATCAATTCATCAACTCTACTGAAATCTTCTTTTGTTAAATCAGATTGCCCCAAATCATCAATGATTGGTTTTCTTGATGCATCATTAACAAATGAAAGCATATATTTAATTCCATCACTTCCTGTGTATGTATTTTTAAATTTCCTATGAATTTCAATTTGTTCTTCTTCAGTTGCATTTCCATCAGGAAGTGTAATCAATTTACTTGCAGCAAATCCTGTTTTCGCATTTCCCAAAACGTGTTTACTTACCTCAATATCTGATTCAATGTAATTCAACGCACCGAAATATGAAGGCAAAGAATATACACCATTATTCGGTCTATATTCTTTTATGTAAAGTATTTGACTTCCAACAGCATTTTTTGGATTAAATGAAGGATAAACAATGTGCTTTTCTTTTGCATCTTTCCAATTGTCTTTATACCAAAATTGTGTATTGTCTTTATTTGTTCTGATTTTGGTATAATCCAAATGCCATAATTCTGCAATAGTTTCATTTGCCGACCATATTACTTCCATGTATGCGCCACCAAATAATTCAATATCCATTACAATTTTGCGTGTTAAATCATTTAGCGTTTCAACACGATTTATATTTTCAGCATATTGTTCTGCACCACTCCAACCATTGCCACAAATGTAATGCACTTTATTCCTGATAATTGCATTATGCTTTGCTGACTTGTTAAATAGATCAACCAAATAGTTTGGATAATCATTTTTCAAACCATATTCAACAAAGCCTTCTTTTTTCTTTTCCCTATATTCAGGCTGCAATGCTTCTGCAAATTCTAAAACATAGTAATTCATCTTCTTATTTTATATGTATCAGTTGTAGAATATGATGAAAAAACATTTTGCGCATCCGCTAACATCATAATTCCGCTTTCCAATAAATTTAATCCTGTTGGATTTGTGTTGCTGTTACTCACCTGCTCATAAATTTGATATGTCCATTGACCAACTAACTGATTTGCAAAGTGATCATTTGTTACAATCTGAAATTTATTAAACCTATCTTTATGCGCAGAAACATCAGCATTGTTTAATTTTACAAATGAAACGCTATTGTTATTGCTTCTGTTTGTAAACACAAATAAATAATTTGGATTTGAAAGAATTTGTTTTTCTGTCAATGTCAAAAATACGTATTGTGTTTGTGATTTAATTAAATGTAACATCAATAATAAATGCCGAAGATGCTTGATATTAACAAAAAAAAATGCCCCGCACTTGCGAAGCATTTATGGTTATTAAAGAAAGAATTAATTTTATGCCCCTGCTGTTTCCAAAGAAGCAACAAGTCCTGAAGATAATTCAGGTGCAAGGAATCTCTCTTTGCCTGTGAAGGTTAAAGAATATCCGTTGCGATCTCCTTCAGCAGTACCTGTTGCAGCACTACCCGCAGTTACATCAAGTCCACGTGTCAATCCAAGTACCCAATACTTACCATTGCCGTCTTTTGCAACAGCAACCAAAAGTGATTGAGCAAGAAGCAGGATTTCATTTCTCATGTTAACCTGCAATTTGTTGATCACTATTGAAAGTTCTTGTTGATAAAAGATTGTGCCATTTTCAACAGATGCGTTGATATTTTCTGTGAATGATGCGGTACTTTTAACAAGTTCATACTTATAAAATCTTTTTCCTGTGTCTTTTGTCAATGCAGTTACAACGCCTGATGCTTCAGTATAGGTTGCGATGTCCTGTTGAGCCATAAAATAAACTTCAACTAATCCACCCAAACTATCTTTACAATCAAGTACGTAACCCTGTGTTAATGCACACGCCATGTTTTTATTTTTATATTTTTAATAATTAGGGGGGAAGTTTAACCTTCCCCCTTTTTTATATTATGCAAGTACAAACTTCACAATCTCATCAGGGAAAGCAAAGTTAACACCCATTTTGAATTCGCTTACGAACCGCACCTCATCTGCTTCTTTGGCATAAAAGATTTCGAATTTTTCTTGCTCATTCAAAAGATCAGTTCCCAAAAACATATTTGACAAACGCATTGCGTAAATCTTATTTGTTCCGTTCAGACCTTGAAGTGCAATTACTTTTATGTTTGTTGCAGGAAGGATGAATTCGCTATCTGCTTTTACATCAAGTTGATAATGGAAAAGGTTAGCAGATTTCAATGCAAGAACATAAGTCCTGAACACATCCATACCGCAGAAAATCCTCACATCATCTTCAGCAACAATCTTTGCAGGGATAGCCTTGTAAACGCCATCAAAAATTCCGATTACGTTTGCAGCGGTAATACCTGTTGCAGCAGAAATTGGCGCACCTGAAATGAAAGAAGAAACGTTAGCATCAACAACACCCGCAGCAGCACCTATCAACTTAACAAACCCATCAAATTTATTAAGATTAACATTTGCAGAAGCGGTATCGCCATTCCACAACGCTTGTTCCAATTGATCAGCAATACGCTTTGCTTTCTTGCTTGTATATTCTTGCTCAAATGGAATTGAATCATAAGAAGAACCTGTTGGCAAAGCCTTTTGAAGATACTTTGCTTCCAATGATTTTGGGCAAAGTGCTTCATTAACTTTGATCTTTCCAACACTTACAACACGCTGTGTAAATGAAGTGTTGCCTGATGCGTTGAAACCGCATGATCCACCTGCCTGAAAAATTGCATCAGTATCCATAATGTTAATGGTTTCACTTGACTTAACGCCAACCATTACATTACCTGAACTTTGAATAAGTGAAGCGGTTTTTGCGCCAAGTACAGAACTTGTTACCAATAGTGCTTCATTCTCTTTGGTATAATTCGCCAATGCCGAAACATCAAATGCCATGTTATTTGTTTTTTAAGTTTTTAAAATTTATTTAGTTGCCGAATTTAAAATTGCTTCACGATACTTAGATAATTTTTCAATCTTCATATCATTTGAAGATGCATACTTGAAACTCTGCGGTTTCTGCACAGGATCAACCTGTGGCACTTTTGACATTGTTTCAATCAATGCAATTACTTCAGTAAATCCATTCTTCATCTTGTCTTTAATTTGAGCAAGTTCAGAATGTAGTTTTTGATTTTCTTCTTTAAGTTGACTAATTGTTGCATTGAAAGCAGATTCCATTTCTTCAATCTTTTTCTTTGCTTCAACTTCAATTTCAACTTTTTCTTCTGCTTCAGGTTGTTTGATCTCCTTAATAACACCGCCTTCAACAACAATCATTTGCCCATCAGCCAATTCATGTTCGCCATCAGGCGCAGGTGATCCATCTTCCATCTGAACAGATCCACCAACTTCAAGTGCAGAAATCATAATTTTTGCGCCATCTTTCAGTTGATATTCCTTCATTTCAACTTTCACTTCTTCTTCCTTCTTTGGTTCTTCCTTTTTAGGTTCTTCAGGCATATCTTCGAAAAGTGCCTTTATTTTCAGTATTGCTTCCGATGCCTTCATGCTATACATTTTGAATAAATGATAAATACACAATTAGTTTATCACTTAAAAAAAATATGAACTTTTTTTTGGTATAATTAAAAATAGTTGTATATTTACATAGAAATCAAAACCACTTTTATGAATTACAATGAAAAAGAAATTAAGCGTGTTCAGGCTGCCTTTTACAAGCAAATGGAATGGAATCCAAAAAAGATTAATCCGCATGAATTCATGGTTTCTTATGTTTGGGCAGCAGCCTATTTACAAAGCAATGGAAATCAATCATTTGCGGTATGGGCAGTAAATGAAATTTTTTCTGAAGAAATTATGAAAAAAGTTTTTGGAAATTAAAATTAGTTGTATATTTGTTCTGTAATCAAAAACCACTTTTATGAAACACGAATTTGAAAATTTCTCAAAAAGGTTTGAAAATCAAAACCTTCGCCTTGAAATCAATTTTGAATCTTTGACTGCTATGGCTATCAAGATCAAAAGCAAAGCAAGATTCCCAAAACCTGAATTCAATTACAGGTACAGACATCTTGATCAAATGAAAAATCATTTAGAACTTTTCATTGCTGCAAAAGAAAATAATCAGAAAAGAAAACAGGAATTGTTGGAAAAGAAAAAAGAAGCATTAAAGGTTTTTGCTCACCCTTACAAGGCAGGAAAAATCCTCTACGAATCATGGGGATATGAACAAACCAATCTTCGCTATTGGCAGGTAATCGCTGTGAAAGGGAAATCAGTTGTTATCAGACCGATTGCGAAAAAAGAAATTGCTTCGACTTCATGGGCATCAGGAATGTATGAACCAATGGAAAATGAATTCATGGGTGCGCCAATTGTGAAAAGAATTGTTACTTCGGTTGGATATAACGGAAGCGTTAGTTACCACATTAGCATGGGCAGTTCAATTGGTTGGTTGCATGAATACAAAGGTGAAGCAAATTATTGCAGTTGGTATGCTTAACAAATCAACTCAATTAGCAATGAAAAGCCACAATGGGCAGATGTACGGAAGCCTTCCGTACTTTGCCCACTTGTTCAGCGTTTGCGCCCTATGCAGCAAATACACAGATTCCGAAGTGATATTATCCGCTGCAATGCTGCATGATACTTTGGAAGATACCCAAACAACACCCGAACAGATAGCGCATATTAATTCTGAAGTTGCTGAAATCTGCAAATTGGTAAGCAAGAATTACAATACAAAAGGGTATTATGAAAACATTGCACAAAATCCGAAAGCAGCATTTGTAAAAATCGCAGATCGGGTTTGTAATATCAGGGCATCATTGGAAGAAAACAATGAACCTATGATAATCAAATACTTCAATGAAGTACATGAATATCAAAAATTAAATAATGAATTGACCTCTGAAATTTATAAAAATGAATTCCTGCCCCTGTTCGCAAAAATGATTTCAGTAATCAGTAATTCTCAAATTCCACCTTACTGATCAACTTACCTTCACTTATCGCTTCAGCAAGTGCCTTATTACCTATCTGCACGTAATAAGGTTCACCCCCTTTCCTTTTGGCTTGATAACCCTGCTTTGGGTTTGCTCTGAAAACCAATTCTTCATTTTGATTCTCAAAGTAAACTTCTTCCTGATTTTCAAACCGCTTCATTAACTCTTCGTTTATCATCTACTGCAATTTACAAATTATTTTATATTAATCCAAAAAATT